TATCCATTATCCAGCAGGCTACGGGTCAGGAAGAAGGTACAGAATATAAGGAAAGATTTGGATTGTGAAAAAACTATTAGTGTTGTTACTGTTGTTACCTCTGGTTGCCTCCTCAAGAATGTTTCCACACGAAGTTCCAATATCATCTATATGCTGGGACAGTTGGGAAGAGGCAATCAAATACCATAAAGAGATACTGGAAGAGTATCCAGTAGGAAAGGGTGTAATAAACAATCCTAATGGAACTACGTTTGCTACTATTACAGTAAACCCAAAAAAACCATCATGGTCATATATTCATTTTCACCATAATATAGAGACAGGAGAACAAGTAGTCTGTGCTATGGGTGGTGGTACTGAATGGGAAGTCATTACCACCAAAGATGAAAAGGAAATAGAGATATGAATGATACTGTAGACATTGATCGCTTTGAGATAGGTAGACTCTGCCAAAAGGTTGATGCAATGGAAGCATCTTTGCGTGAAAATACATTACGCTTGAACTCTTTAGAAAAACAATTAGAGCGCACCAAAGGTATTGGCATTGGTGTAGTGTTAGGCATTGTAGGAATCAGCGGAGCAACTGCATCAATGGTTACAAAATGGCTCAGTGGATAAAATAATGAAATGCAAACACTTAGAACTAGTTAAGGAAACTTATGGAAATCATCTATTTTTTACTGTACAACTTAGTCTTGTATTACTCTTTCTTTCAATTGTTTCTATAGTGCATGGCTTATGTCCTTGGATTTTAACTGGTACAGTCTCAGATAAAATTAAATATCTCAATGAGAAACTATCTACACGATGAAAATAGATGCTAAATTCTTTAGTGCAATATTATTTCTGGTTGCTCAGACAAGTGGGGCTATCTGGTGGGCTTCGTCCATATCTTCGGAAGTGGAAAGGTTGGCTGGAGTTCAAGGTACATCAATACCTGCACTGGAAGAAGCGATTAAGGGTCTGGATGTAATGAAGTTTCAAACTGAACAGATCAGTGATGAACTCAAAAGAATTAGGGAAGCTAATTCTGATATAGCAAATCAGCATAGTAGATTATTTGACATACTTCGTAATCAAGGATCGGCTGGGCCTATGCAGCAAAGCAGTAAGGGTTATGGCTACGGCGATTACTAATGAGCGATGCGATTGATGTAAGCGATAGAACTAAATTCGCTATGCCTATTCGCAACCTGATCTCTTTGGTTGCTTCTGTTGCTGTTGGAGTATGGGCTTACTTTGGTATCATTGAAAGGCTTAATCGAATCGAAACAGAGATGATCCTTGTCAACTCTGACCTAGTAAAGAACACGGAGTTCAGGATCAAGTGGCCTAGAGGTGACCTAGGCTCACTCCCTGCTGATGCAGAGCAGTTTATGTTGATCGAGCACCTCAGCGGGGAGTTCGACAAACTTCTGCACAACATTGAAACAGGTAAAGCTCCATTCGATCAGCAGCAAGCACTTACATTGGACTTCTACAAACAGAGAATCGAAACTCTTGAGGGAAAAGTTGAAACATTAAAAGATAACGTAGCTAACTTAAAGGCACACAATGGAAACTAACAATGATTATTAAAACTATGTTTGTGCTTATGTTATTCCTTAATGGAAGCCTCATTGAGTTCATGGGTCACCAAGAGAATGAGAAAGGTGAATGGGTAGAGATGGGTGTGCCGGGATGTTTAGCTATGAAACGGACACTTTCTCGAAATGGATGGAAGGATAATGCTGACACCAATACCCGTTACGCTTGCGAGAAGCATGAGGTTGCAGTAGAAAATAACTGGGAGGGACGCGAAGTAGTGCGTAAGATACTTGACTAATGCCACACGTTGACGAATACGTAGAGGGCGAGAGTTCTACGATGGATGAGATCGTATCTAATATTCGCAAGGTGTATGACCCAGAAATATTTACCAACGTGTATGACCTTGGTTTAATCTATGCTCTTTCTCTGGATAGTAAATCTTGCAAGGTTCTTATGACACTAACCTCACCATTCTGCCCTGTTGGCGATACCCTATACAATCAAGTTAGAGATGCTTGCAGGGTTTCTGGTGTAGATTCTGTAGAGGTAGAAATGACTTTCGATCCGCAGTGGACTCAAGAGATGATACCAATGCACACTAAACTAGAAATGGGTATGCTGTGACCAATGATTATTACAGAGGCTGCACAAAACAAGGTAGACCAAGTAATAAATGGGGAAGGGTTCTTAGGAATCTATCTGGAAGGTGGCGGATGTTCAGGCTACAGAATCAAGCTATCGCCCACTGGAGAGCTACCAACGGATGCGACCCTTATCTCTGGCTCAGAAACTATCTACTCTGATGCCAATTCCCTTAACTTACTTGGAGATGCAGTTATGGATTGGAACGATGACCCATTCAAACCATCCTTCCATTTCACCCCACCTACGGGAGCATCTTCCTGTGGTTGCGGTTCATCATTCACACTATAATGGAGACAATATGGACATAATCAAAAAACTATGGGCAGAAATTAGGGAGAAACCTTTATGGGCAGTCGTAATATTAATCGTAGTTATGTATCTCTTTGGCTAGTCCTTTTCTCACTGAGTATCGCAGGATGCAGTTTGCCGAAATTAAAGAGCAGTCTGATGACAGGGGCAGCGACTACCGCAGTTGTTGGTGCAACGAGTGCCTTGACGGGGGGTGCGATTGTACCAGCACTAGCCGGGGGAGCAACGGCTGTAACTGTCTCTGCGGTGAGTGCGCCGGAGCCGATTAAGGGTGAACCCATTGCGGTTACTGCCGATACTGTGGTCAATCAAGCGCCGGATAATTTCTTTACATTACTTGGTAAATTGGTGGGTATGGGCGGATGGCTGTTAGGCTTAGTTCTGTTACTTCCAATGGTGATCGGGTGGATCATACCGGGGCCGTTACAGAAGGTGAAGAAGAAACGCTAGTAAGGGTAAAATGGCGGGATATTATACAGTATTCTGACTGGACTACCGCAGATAAAGTAGAGTGCCCGGTGATGGAGTCGGTTGGCTGGTTGGTGTCGCAAGATGATGACACTGTGAAGATCGCCACCACTCTTGACCGGCATGACTCATTGGGCGAGCATGAGGGTGCTATGACTTACTACGGGATTCTTGCTTTTCCCTCTGGCTGCGTTCTTTCATGCGTTCCGCTGCATACTTCGATAGACTAATTCCTTCCCTCTTCTCAAACGCCTCCTCCCAAAATAGACCGGATGGGGCTACTCGTCCGCGCCTTACCCAACAGTATCTTGCGAAGCACAGCCTGCGGTGTTCCTGATCAGCTTCCCACTTCTCCCTCCAATTACTGTAATCTCTCATCTAAATCTTTGATCTTCATAACATACATATCTCTATGCGTTGTAAATGCCGGTGGGTCTGGGTGACCCTTCGGCCAGAATGAAGACTCTTCAAAAAATTGTTCAGCGTTTTTATAACCGCAAAGCCAGATGTGTAGCAGATCACTATAATTCCCACCGCTATCCCTATCCGAATACTCCATGCTTAGAAAAGCATATATGTCCGGCTTTTGGTGTCGGGATGTCGCTGCTATGTTGACAGTGTAATTGGGTTGTGGTTGGACAGCGCGACGCTTAGTTTTAACCTCAATCTTTTGCCCCTCATAAATCAGGTCATAGTCCTTATGATCTAATAACTCTACGCCAAGATGTTTCGCCAGTGCTAATTCCCCCAGCCTGCCCGCGTGGTTACCCCTCCCTTTTGTAATCGAATTCTTAATTCCCCCAAGATCACTCGCCCACTGCGATGCTTGGCCTATCATTTTCTGATTGAACTTTAGTGATTGCATCTATAGCCTCTTCTATTGTGCATTTGAATAGTTCCTTACCGCAGTCTGTATGGCCTAACGTCCTGAGATTACAATGGTTTAACAGGGTGTGTATCGATTGCTCTGCCCTGTACGCTTCTTCAAACCAGAACTTATCCACCAACTCAGACCTACCAAATCTTCTAGCACTCGACATAATGTCGGGGATTCCGTTGGGAAAGGTCTTACCGATTTTGATTACGGATGGAACATCTGGATTTCGAACAACGTATACCCAGCCTTCCCGTACCGACTCGCCCACAACATTGGAAATTTCTCGCTTAGTCATTGGCGTTGATTGTCCGAATTCAGATTTTAACTTAGGTTTTATTTCTACTACATTTCTATCTAGTAGGGCATAAATCTCGTCATGCTCTGCCTTAGTCATAGACCTAAATGTCTCCCGCGAGCCAACCAATTTTTCAGCGGCAGATATTCTGGCATTGTGGGGCTTCATGCGGCAACGCATACACTGACGACACATTGGTTGAAGTCCATCACGACTGGATGTTCCAAACTCACCAACTGGAACCATGTGATCCGGGTATTTATCAGCACACTCCCAATGTCCCTTATGTCCGGTACACCTCTTAGTTTCGTTCACGCCTTTTCACCTCATTGATGATTGCTTGATCCCTTTCTTCGGGAGAGTCGAACGGCCCTTTGCAGCAGAGATAAGTCTTCTTGTCTGAAGACAGGAGAAACCACAAAGAGCCATCCGTACCCTTGAATCTTTCGCATCTGTGTATTCCGTCGTCAAGGTATCCATGATTGAATGATCCACCGCGATACCAATTGATCTTCACTTCCGTTTCTTACTAAGAACTTTGAGTCTTCGGCGCAACCTTTGGGATGCTAGGAATGCATCAAAGTCTAATTCGAAATTCTCCGACTGGACACACTGAAATTTACCAGTCTTCTTGTCGCACCGCAAGATGTATGCGGAGTCCACTGGCCTACCCTCCATATCTTCTAAGGCTTTGGCATAGGCCGCCACCTGTAGATAATACTCAGGATACACAGCCTTGGAAGTCTTCCAATCTATCACAGAATACTCCCCATTGATGGTCGCCACAGCGTCCACCGTACCGGCATATTTATGGGTTCTATGGTAGACTTTTTGCTCTGCGGAGTGCCACTCCACATCATTCTCCGAAACCCATGACCTGAACGCCTCTATTGCCTTCTGAGCCTCTTTCTGCTGAGGCATAGGGGGTGGGTCGCCCCCCTCAAGTTTCCACCTTATAGCGCCTTCTACCCACGCATGGGTGACAGTGCCGATATTGATGGCTGAGGTTGAAGTATTCCGGTATGCCCCCTTAATTCCCTTGGTGATAAAATCAATTCCCACACTTTTTGTGTGGTAGTTATCACGTTCAGAGTCATAGAACAAATGGCTCGAAAGCCATTCGACTCCTTCTTTTAATGCCCAAGGAATTAAGCCGGGTTTGGAGATCACATCCATCGTTTGAGTGACGGATGTAATCAGCTCATCCTCTATCCTGTAGGAATGGAGTCGGTCATCAAACCCAAGCTCGATGACCTCCCCATCATGGTACTCAATTTTCAAAACGGAATGTTGTCGCCTTCAACACTTCGATTGACA